GCGTCGACGCCGATGTATTGGCTGTAGACAATTTCTAGGAGCATGAAGAGTAACGAGAGAATATGGACTATTAACATCTTTACCACCTTTTAATGAATTTGGAACTAACTCAGAGAGGAAGTGCCAAATTCTGTAGAGACGAGGATCACACATGTTATCGACGACACCCCACTGACGAATTCGATTCGCCAACAGGATGACGCGAGTAATATCCGTGATCTCTTTCTTTACATAAAAAGGCTTTACGGAGTTTCCATTAAGGTAGTGCGCGCCACAACTCTCTCGAAAAGGTCCGTCTACGAAGGTTTTCTTTTCATTAGGAAGAAAACCGAGCATACGTAACAATTCGAGGAGAAGAGGAGCAACACTGACGGGGACGATGATATCGTCACCGTAAACGCCGCAAACAGGGGATGCCCCACAGGAAATGATACACGCTTTTGCCAGAGCCCAGAAGATTAAGGACTCAAGCTCAAACGTGAAACCATTTCCCATAGAGGAAAATAACGACCAAACGTGGTACGTTCCATCCGTTTTTAGAAAACGCTTGGAGCGAATCAAGTCAAGGTATGAATATAACTTCGGAGGTAACAATTCCCAAACGAGGCGATCCGAAATTGAATCACTTGCACTACTTAAATCAATAGTGGCCAAGAGATTAGAGATCGAACCCTCGCGAGCGAGTTGCTGATTCCGCGTCTGATCATTTAGATCAATACCAGCAGAACGGAGGCGCTTCCTTATAAAGGAACCTACACCTTTCTGTAGATACATATTCATATCGGGCTCTTTAGCAGCAGCTCGATCGATTATGCTATTTTTCGGTACAGTGAAAACACCGTTACCCCCACAGCGAATGAACCAATTGGTTTCATCTCCATGGAACTCCTGCATATGTCTATACCAAGCTGGCACCGTCTTGACGACGGCGACAGCAAAGTCATAGCATGCAGGGGTAACAGTGGCTTTTCCCGCGATCTTATTATATGGCGCTGCATCCCGCAACTTGAACCCCTGAGAGGCTCCATTACTGAATATAGTGTCATCTAACAAATGATCTTCGAAACCAAATAATAGGTTACCAATTAAGGTGCTCGCGAGTTTAAGTAGCTCGTTGAGCTTCCCATCCGAAATTATTTCAGATGTAAGAAAACCATTATTTATACGGTTACATCGATCATCGCTAAGCATAAGCTTCGC